CCCGGCGGTTGAAGGTGGTCAGCCGGAGTTCACGGACGAACAAATTCAGAACGAACTTGATATTGAGAGGGAGTATTTTCACAACCTCGAACTGATTCCCTTGCCTAATCCTGACGGAACAATTAACAAATGGCACGCCCCCTCGAACTACTGGGACAAGGGTGCTGTTATTAGTGATTCCGCTGGCACTGTACTTATGCCCTCGGAAGCAAGTTATATAGCAGGACAATTTACCCTCACCGAAGAAAAAGACGAACTGGGATTAACTGGGTTCTGCTATGATGTTTTTGCTGTTTGTTCTGGGTTGCTTACCATTTGGGCAGGCAGAATTGGGCGTGATATCACTAAATTTAGTGCGGACGGTAGTAGTTATGAGTTCGCAGGCGAAGTTGAAGGAAAGTTGAAACTTGCAAGCCTCTATACTAAAAAATCGAAAAAGTATGGAGGCTTAAAAGTTCTCGGAATGGTAAGAAATGACCACGTTATTGACTGAAAAAGATTTGGGCAAAATGAAAAAGGTGCAGGAATTGAATCTCCCTGAAACGGCTTATATTCAAGCCCTGACCGTTACAAACGGTTCTGGGGGCTGGTCGGAGGCTTGGACTACGAGAGAGACAAAACCTGCGAGAATCGGTGAACCAAAGGGCGAAATGGAAAAGGGAATCGCCTCGACTGTTACTACTGGGAAGGTTTATACAATAACCCTCCCGGCTGGCGTTGTGGTCGGGAATGATGACCGGATTCAAATAAATAGTATCGACTACCGGGTTCATTGGACAAATGAAAATAAATCGCATAAGACGGCAACGAGGGTTGTCGTTTCGGAGGTGTAAGAATGGATTTTAGCGAGATTGTGGTTAACGGAATTCCGCTGGCTTTGGTAGTTATGGCGTTAGTCGAATTGGTAAAGGAACTCGGCGTTGAGGGAAAAGCCCTGACGGCAAGCAGTTTTGCAATCGGGTTGATTCTGGGAGTTCTTTATCAGATGACAGTTGCGATTCCTGTGGACTTTGCAGGCTGGTTCGGTGCTGTGGTTTTCGGTTTGGGCTTGGGCTTGGTAGCGAGTAAGGGTTACGACGCTATCCGTAGTGCCGCCCAGACGGCAAAATAGGGGGAAAAAACGATGAACCCCGACGTATTGACCCTGTTACTTACATTAGTTGGCGCAGGCGGTTTAGGGTCGGTAATTATTGGCGTACTTGCGAACAGGAAATTGAACAAGGCGCAGGAAACAATGACCCTTGCCGAAGGTTATGAGAAAAGGCTTGCGGTACTAACAAGTCGGATTATCTCTTTGGAGAACAGACAAGTTAAACTGCAAGAACATATCAATAAGTTCAAAGGGCTTCTGAATGACCGGGAGGGTAGAATCCAAGCATTGCAAAGAGAAAACGAGGAACTTAAATCGGAGGTTGAAGCCTTGCGGTGTGAGGTCGGTCGTAGAGACGAAAGAATTGTTATTCTGGAAGGTAAGGTCAGGGAATTGACTATCCTAATTCAGGGTGTGGGGGCAGACAAAAGTGAATGTTAGGGTCAAAACCACGATTACGGATAATCGAATCCCGATGATAGTGGCTTCGTTCCCGGGCTTGATGGAACAAGCGGTTTCTAAAACTGCGAAGGATATTGAGGCAACTGCCAAGTCGATATGCCCTTACGATACAGGGGCTTTGCAGGAAAGTATCTTATCGGAGTCGGAGGGGTTGAAGGCGACTATCTCCCCCTCGATGGACTACGCCGGATATGTGGAATTTGGTACTTACAAAATGAGTGCCCAGCCATATATGCGCCCTGCGGCTGATATGCACGAAGCGGCATTCGTTGCCTTTTGCGGAAAAGTCGTAGATAGTTTGATGGGATAGTGATATGGGTACTGCGAACTGGTTATATACCCTGCTAAATGCTGATACTACTATCAAGGGGAAGGTTGGAGATAGAGTATTTCGAGATTCTGCACCCGAGGGAACTGGATTCCCTTTTATTGTTTACCAACTTATTGACAGCGTTCCTGTAACGAATGCGTTTAAGGATATCCTGATGGACGGGGAACGATGGCAAATAAAGGCGGTTGATAAGGGGAACGACTATTCTAACGTTGAGGCGATTGCCTCCCGATGTATTACATTGTTTCACAAGAAAAGTGATTCCGGGGAGGGTGTGGTTAGTTGCACCCTCGACTGGTTTATTGAGAGTTCCGAAGTTGATGATGGAATAACTTACAAAAGCGGAATATTAGATTTCAGGGTTCATACCCAGTAAAGGAAATAAATAAAATGACATTACCAGCAAGCGTTTTTCAGGGTGTACAAATCGGGGTCGAATCTTCGTCTGGAACACCTGTCGCCGCTAATAAAAAACTTTTAGCGGTGAGTTTAATCCCGACCCCCCAGACGGAGGTCAAGCCGTTTAGGGCTATGGGAAACAAGTTCGCCTCGTTTGCCTCCCTCAATAAAGAGTGGTCGGGCTTGAAGGTTGAAGGCGTACCGACCTATAACGAAATTGTTTATCTTTTGAGTTCCCTCTTGCACTACTCCGCCCCGGTTCAGCAGGCTTCGAGTACTGCTTATAAATGGAGTTTCACCTCCAACACCTCTGGGGCAGATGTGGGGAAAACCCTCACGGTTGAACAAGGCGATTCGAATTATGCTTGGAGAGTCGCAGGGGCGAAAATCAGTGGACTGACTTTGGGCTTTTCGAGGAATGAAGTTTCTGTCAGTGGAAACGGTGTTGGACAAAAGTTCGACATTGGCGTTACCCTGACTCCAACCCCTACAAGCCTTACGCCCGTTCCTATCCTGCCGACTCACGTCAAGTTTTATATGGCGGATACGCAGGCTGGCTTGGCTGGCGCAACTGCTTTGACAAAGTCGTTCTCGATGGAATATTCCCTTACTGACAAGTTTGGGCTTGCGTGGGCTGTGGGTCAAGACCCGATTGCGGTAGAAGGTGAACCTAATGCGAGTGCAAAACTGGTCGTGGCGACTGACGCTGACGGTATGGGGTTGATTACTGCCTTGCGAAATGCGACTACGAAATGGTTCAGAATCGAAGCGACTGGCGAGACTATTGTAGACACCTACAAGCATAAGTTGACCATTGATTTTCCTGCACAAATTCAAAATGTGAATGACCCGACCAACTTGGAAAATGTTTACACGGTCGAGTTTGGTCTGTTACCGATTCACGATTCTACTTGGGGCAAGTCGGTGAGTATTGACGTTATTACTAACTTAAGTGCGTTATAGGGGGTGCTATGAGGTTGCAGGATTTAGTCAAAGAGACAAAGGAACTGAAAGTTATTTATCGGACTTCGAAAGCCGAATTTGTTGTTGAACTGGAATATCGCCCACAGATTGTGACGCTTGGTTTTCTTGATGAAATTGCGACCCTCGACACTATGGGGCGATTGGTTTACCAGATTGAAAAATTGGTCGCAAAATGGGATTTGCAGGACGACGACGGGGAGATTATCCCTGTTACCGAAGAAGCGATTAGAAAAAGCGGAATTCCTATTTACCTTATGAACTCTATCGTGGAATCTATTACGAAAGACCGAATGCTTTTCACGAATGAATCAAAAAAAGATTAGAGGCGTGGCTTTGTGCGCCGGAAGTCTATGAGATTCCAGATAGCACGGAGTTGGAACTATGGGAGATTTTCAAGATTGCTATTGAAACCCAAATTCCAGTCTGGGAATTACTAAAACAGCCCTCGTGGGTAGTCGACGGTTACAGGGTTGTTTTAGCCATAGACCAAAGAATTAGGCAGGAATATTTGAGGAAACTCGATGGCAAAAGTTAGCGAAATTGTAGTTGCAATTGAGGCGGAAGGCGTTGACGCTGTTCTCGGTGCTTTGAGTTCGGTGGAGGGGGCGCAGACGAAGTTGGCGCAGGGGAGTAAGGATTCTGCGAAAACCCAGCAATCGACTGGTGAAATGATAAAAACCTCGTGGCAAACTATGGCAACCGGGGTGAACCAAGCGATGGCACTCGCACGGAAGGCTATTCAAGCAGGTAAGGCTGTTTACGACTTCTCGAAAGAGGGGGCGCAACTCCAATATGTGGCTGGGAAGTTTGATAACCTGACAGCTTCGATTGGAACGACTTCGAGTGCCTTGTTGAATGATTTAAGAACGGCGACACAAGGAACTTTGTCGGACGCTGAATTAATTCAAACGGCGACCGATATGATGTCCTTGGGGCTGTCTGAAACCCACGACCAAACGGTTCGTTTGAGTAATGCGGCTGGTCAACTTGGAATGAATATGGACCAACTGACGTTGACCCTGACAAACCAAACTACGAGAAGGTTTGACACCCTCGGAATCAGTGTTACTGGTTTTGATGAAAAACTGGAAAAGTTGAAAGCGACTGGAATGGATACGCAAGCCGCCTTTACGGAGGCTTTTTTGCAACAGGCGGAGGCGCAAATTGCCCGAGTCGGTGGGATTGCCACGACAGGGGCTGGTCAAGTAATGATGATGGAGTCGGCATTCAAGAATCTGGGCGACCAGATAAAACTAAACTTTGCCGATGCCCTTGTGGGAATAGCCCCCGTATTGACAGATGTGGGAAACGGGCTTGCAGAGAACGCCACGAAGGGTAGAGAATGGAGTGAGGTTAATCGGCAGTTAGAATCTGCGGTCAAACTTGGAATCGTTTCTGGTGCTGAATATAACGCCCTTCTAAAAGATATGGGGATTCATAGCGGAATGGGGGCTGTCACTACCGAACAACTGGCAAAAGCGACCGAACTCTATGAAAAGAGAGTCTCGGGGGCGGCTGAAAAGACAAACGAATGGAATGCGTCAAACTATGAGGGGGCGGAGGCTATTCTGGCTGTCGAGTCTGCTATTGCTTCGCAAGTTGAAGCGATGGAGGCTTTTACCCTTGCAAATACGGAGTCGGTGCTGGCGGTTACGAACCTGCAAGGGGTTTATGCCTCGATGGCGACTGACTTTGATTCTATGCAGAAAATGGCGATTGGCTATGATGGGGCTTTGACCCTGATTAATGAATCGCAGGCGAGAATTGCGGAGTTAGAACCGTTCAAGGAAACTGGCGGAACTCTAAACGGCGTGAAAATGAGTGCTGACGAAGTGAGGGAGGCTATCGAGGCTTTGGAGGGTGCGAGTTCTGGGGCAAGTGACGCAATTGACAGAATGGCGGCAGAAATGACCCTCTCGATGTTACAAGCCTCTATGAGTATTGACGGCTATACGGAAGGGGAGATTCAATCGCTTTTGGACTTTATGGTCGAGGCTAAACTGATAAGCCAAGAAGCCGCCGAACAAATGAGTGCTGATTATGCAAAGGCGATAGAAACTGCTAACAGAATCGAACTGGAACAGAAAATCGGTGAGATTCTGGCGGACACGTCTAATTATGAGAATGGCGTATCCCTTGTCGGGGGCTTGCTTATTGACAATAAAACTGGAAAGGTTTTAGCCGATACAAAGGATTATATGGACGGGTTGACCCAAGCGGACTTGGCGAAACTCCCTCCGGAGATTGGCGAAATTCTGGCAGATATTATGCCGTATTTGATTGCGTTGGCTGGCTTGCCCGAACCCGAACCGAAAACGGCTGTGGTAGGGGTGAAGTACGAAGACCCCGGATTCCACCCTAACGTTCCGAGTTCCGTAAATATTGCTGTGAACTATATCCCTAACGTTAAGGAAACTCGGGCGCTGGGCGGTGAAGTTTACCCGGGCAAGGAATATATGTGGCAAGAACCGGGCAGGGAAGGGGAGGTCTTTATCCCTGAAACTTATGGACGGGTTATGAGTGCCCACGAGGTTGCAATGATGGTTCGGGAGGCTTTTTCTCCGTTCTCTGGCGGTAGCAGTAAGAAGGTTGATTCTGGTCAAGTTCCGACCTCGAACAAAAATGTTACTTACAACATTAATGCCTCTTATAAGGGTGAACCCGTTCTATCGTTGAGTGAACATTTGCGGATTTTGGGAACGTTGGAAGGTGTCGGATAATGATTACTTGGATTAAGAACGGACAAGAATTGAGGCTTGATACTAAACCGTTTATCTTGATGGCGCACGATAACTTTGGAATGGTCTCCGCCCCTCGAATCGAGGATTCTGCGCCCCAGCAACACGGAACGACTGACAGAGGGTTTAAGTTACCTGCGAGAAACATTGTTCTATATATCGAACTATTTGGGGATAACTGGGAACACTACTACCAGTTGAGGGATAGCCTTATTCGGTGGTTTTCAGCCGATATGGAGGCTGGCATATTGAGGGTGCAGGAAGGCGGTTTTATCCGGGAAATTTCCGGTTATGTGGTAGATGGGCTGGGCTTCCCTGACAGTGAGAGGTCGTTCCAGAGTCACGTCGTTCCCGTGGTTATTCATTGCCCCGACCCCCTATGGCGGAGTGCCGAGGAATTTATTGCAACTATTCAGGGGGGTGGTTCGTTAGATGTGGGGGCTGTTCCAACCGTAATCCCCTTTACTGTGGGAACGTCGACGTTCAATACGTTCGAGAGTGTGAACTATCTGGGGTCGTTTGATAGCGCACCAGAATCGGTGAAAATCGTTGGACCAATAACAGACCCTGTAATCTCTAATAGTGGAACTGGAAAGCAGTCAAATATCGCAAAAATTGACTTCACCGGGACGACAATTGCGGCTGGGGATTACTTCCTAATCGAACTGGGTTATGGGAAAAACACTATTGTCGACAAGTATGGGAATAACAAGATAGATAAATTAAGCCCGGATTCTGATTTGGCTGGGTTTGTCTTTTCGGCTACGAAGCCGAATTCTGTCAATGTTACTGGAAGTGCAATCGCTGGGGAAACCCTTGTTCAGTTTCTTTGGCGTGAGAAATATTTAGGAATTTAGGAAGGTTGATATATGGCACAAACAAGCGGATTCTGGACTACAAGCGGAAGCCCTGTCGGACACCAAGTGTCAGGTTATACGCAAGTTCATCATAGCAAGGCTTTACAAATTGCCGGTGGTACTGGGAAGTACGAGGGTGTTGCGGTTGGTTTTCTGAATGAATT